ACGTGCGTTTAGTCCGCAGGCTCGTGAGGAGTCTATCCGTAAAGAGGATGGGTTATTCAATAAGTTTATGGCTCAGTTCTCACAAGACCATAGCGTCAACGTAGAGAACAACACATATAACCATCAGCTAGTGGCGTATAAGAACGCTGTAGCACGACTAGAGAAACATGTGTTACTTGATGGTCAAGCTGAGGTTCGTGAGATGCAACCAACAGGTGAGCAGACGTTTAATGAAGAAACTGGTGAGATGGAAGAAGTCTTAGCGGAAGTCGTAGTTAAGCGTGAGATTGAGCCTGTAGAGGAATTTGTGGAAGTGTTGGTCTATGGTGACGACCCAGAAACAGAACCTACTACAGAACAACAACGTAATCCAGTGGTAGTTCAAGATGAAGCAGAGCGTGAACAAGCTCAGGCAGTTGTTGATAACACACCACAGGCTGTTAAGGGCTTTTAAAAATTAGCAGATTACCTTGGTAATCTGCTACTATGCAAATCATGGGGATAGTTGTATACTATCCCTAATTAACACGTGAGGAATAAATCATGGCAGGCGAAATTAACGGTACTAAGGTACTAATCAAAAAAGACGGTTCAACCATTGTTGGTCAAATGGAAGCGACGGTTACGTTCAACGGTACACCAATTGATATCAGCAACAAATCACAAGGTGATTGGGTGACGTTGTTAGACGGTGAGTTAGCCGGTAAGCAGTTACAAATCAGCGGTACTTTGATTTATAACAGCGACACAGTTTACCGCCAGGTGCGTGCTGATGCGTTAGCGGGTACACAAGATACTTACACCATCGAATACACAAGTGATGCGACTACCGATGAAGCGTTTAGTGCGACAATGGTGCCAAACGGTTTATCTGATGCGTTACCAATGGGTGACAAAGTAACAACGTCGATCACGTTGCTATCTAGCGGTACAGTGACGCACACAGCAGCGGCATAATAACAATGGCCGGTGAGCTTAACGGTGTAAAAGCGTTATTGCTTATCGGCGATGGCGCAGGTGATTATAGCGAGCTTGTTGGTCAGTTAGAATTGAGCAACAATGTTAATGGTTCACTGATTGATATTTCACATAAGAGCTTGGGCGATTATGTGGCGTATTTAAACGGCGAGTTAGGTGGTGACGGTTTGACGTTATCCGGTACGCTTGTTTATAATAATGATGCAACGTACCGTTTATTCAAAGCTAAACAAGACGCGCGTTTAATCACTGATTTTAAATTGTCATTTAATAATGAAGATACAACCAGTTTATACATTAACGGGTTGATTACTGAATTATCTGATAATTTAGAACCAGGCGATAAAATTGTGACGTCGTTTAGTATTATGTCAACGGGTGAACGGTTTAGATCACAATTGTTCGTGCCAGTGGGTAGCGACTCGTTTATCACGTCAGACAGCAAAACATTTAGAGTGAGAATATAATGGCTAATGAAATCAACGGTACCACGTGTTTGTTATACCGTAAAACAGGCCCGACAACATATACCGCGTTAGTTGGTCAATTGGAAATCACCGCTAATATGTTAGGTAATACAATCGACGTATCAAGCAAAAACGATAATGATTTTGTAAAAATTATGGCGGGCGAGCTTGCAGCAAAGGGTCAAACGGTTACAGGTTCAATCATTTATTCAAGTGATGCAGAATACCGTAATTTACGCGACTTAGCGTTTGCCGGCACTAATGCAACATTTAAAGTTGATTTTACTGGTAACGATACCGATGCAGTGTTTTTTATTGGTATACCGACAGCGATGGCGGATGCGTTGCCAATTGGTGATAAAGTAAGCACAAGTATTACGATCTTATCACTTGGCACTGTATCGCATGGAACGCCGTTATAATGTACATATCGTTATGCTATAAGCAATACCCGATCAAGATGTCTTTACAAGCGATGCGCGAGTTTAAAACCGCCACCGGCAAGGACTTGTGGTATTGCTTAATGCTAGTATTTGAAACGTATTTAAAAAACGTTGATAAGCCGGTATTCACATTACTGCGCGAGCTTTACGGCGTGGTTGATTTTGATACAGCAAGCCAAATGTTTCATGCGTTGATTGATGATAAATCAATCGAGCTTGAACAAGTGCAAGATGCAATGTATCGCGTCGGATGGCGACCAGTTGATGAAGAAGATAGCGAAAAGCGTCAACCGTACCCGTTGGTGTTAGTTCAAGCGGCGCAAATTGTCGATGCACAAATGATTGAAGTAATAAAAAAAAGTAACGGGAACGCCTTGGCAGGGCGTGACTAAAAAGCACAAGCTGAAACCATTCACATTTGATTACTGGGGTTTTTTTAAAGCCGCAGTAAACGATCTAAAAATCCCACCATCCGAAGCGTGGGGCATGACCTATCCTGAATTATTTATATTGCTAGAAATTGAAACGAATACAGTTGATAATGATATCAGTATGATGATTAATGCCGAGCGTAAAATGGGCGGCGCAAAAGACAAAAGGTTCTTATTATGACTACCGAAAAACTCGTTCTTGAGATGAAAGCAGAGGCATCGCAGTTAAAGCGCGAGCTTGATACAGTTAACAAGAAAATCAAAACCGCCGAAGAAAGCACCGAAGATTACCGCAAAGAAAACCAAAAAACCGAAGGTGGCATGAAGTCAATGGCGGGTAAAGCCGGTGTGCTTGCCAAGGGCATTGCAGGGGCAGCAACCGCAGTAACAGCAGCGACCGCCGCGTTCGTGGCGTATGCTACCGCTCAGGGGCGTGCAATCCAGGAAACGCAAGCATTAGCAACAATGGCGGGCGTGACGGTTGAAGAATTTAAACGGTTGTCGTTTGTTTACGGTACGGTCGGCATTAACGCTGAAAAGTTTGGCGATATTACCAAGGATGTGCAAGAGCGGATTGGTGAATTTCAAAACGCGGGCACTGGTGCGTTTCAAGATGTAGCGGATGCACTAGGGTTAACCAGTGATGAAGCATTGGCATTGTCGAGCGATTTTGAAAAGATGAGCGGGCAAGAAGTATTGCAAGAAGTGGTTAACCGCATGGAAGATGCGGGCAAATCATCGCAACAAATGTCGGCGGTACTTGAAGCGTTAGCCAGTGATACAACGCGATTAATTCCATTATTGCAAGACGGCGGAAAAGCCGCCAACGAGTTGAAAGAGCAGTTTGATAATGTCAATGTTGAATTATCACCGGAAGAACGCCAACAGTTTGCAGACCTTGCCAATGATGTTGATATGGCACAAACCGCTTTTGTAAATTGGATCAATAATGGTATTGCACCATTTTTACCGTTAATTGGTGATGCGGCGATTGCATTAAGTGAATTTTTTGCAAGCGCACAAGCAGGGTCAGACCTTGAAGATATTTATGATAATCCAGAGCTTGTAAAGTCGGTTCAATCACTTGAGCAGCTAGAACAGCTTGAGCGACGACTAGCAAAAGAAAGCAGCGACGCAGCACAAAGCCGAAATGATATGATTAGCAGAAATGTTAATATGTCAGAAGTTGCCAATAAGCAATACGAAAAAGAGCGTAAAAGACTTGCTGAAATAAGTAAAGTGATAGCAGAGCAACGCGAAAAGATTGAACAAAGAAACGCCGAATTAACTAAAACGCCAGAAATCCAAACCGGCACAGCGACAACAGTTACAGGTGGCGGTGGTGAAACAACAGGCGCAACAGGGTTAGATCGAGCAACGTTAAAAGCAGAGCTTGAAGCATACCAGGACAGCAAGCGCAGCAAGTTGCAAGTGTTGGAAGATGAGCGCACCGACGCGTTAGCCGTTGCCGCAACAATGGCGGAAGATAGCCAAGAGCGTGCAGATTTAGAGCTAGAAATTCAGCAGCGATACAATGAAAAGTCAGCAGCGTTAAAAGCCGAAGAACAAGCAGTCACCGACGCGTTAAATGCTAAAAAAGAAGAGGCGCGACAAAAAGAAATTGACGGCATAAAAGCCGAGTTGCAAGCGTATGAAGACAGCCAGTTAACCAAACTTGAATTGCTACGCAAGGAAGAAGAAGAAAAACTTGCAATTATTGATGCAAATGCAGCTAGTGAAGAAGAACGCAATGCAATGCGTTTAGAAGTTGAACGATCATACCAAGAGCAACGCCGCGCGATAATTGATGAGCTATCACCGGAAACGTTTGATAATGAATTGGTGCAAGAACGTTATGACGCAGAGCTTGAACAATTAAAAGAACATTTAAACAACAAACTTTTGAGCGAAGAAGAATATTTAACAAAGGTTAACGATTTAAAAAAGAAAAGCGCGGAAGATGATAAAAAAACCACCGATAGCGTTGTAAAGTGGGAGGGTACAGCCACCAAGAAACAAATCGACCAGGGTATTCAATTGCTCGATGCGGTTGGTGGTAACAGTAAAAAACTATTTAAGGTCAAGCAAGGTTTAAGCGCAGCCAATGCGGTAATGAATACGGCCGAGGGTGTGACCGATGCGTTAGCGCAACAAAATTATCCTAGTGCGGCGATTATTGCCGCAACAGGTGCGGCACAATTAAGCGCGATATTATCAGCGTCGCCGGATGGTGGTGCAAGTGGTACGGTAAGCGCACCAAGTTCAACACCGGCACCAACAGCACAGGTTGAAGAAACAACAAGCGCGAGCGTATCGATTGACGACATAGGCGAGTCAACCACTCAGCGGATGGTATTAGAATTTAATGATGATATAATCGACGTCATAGCCAAGAAAGTAGACCAATCAAAACAGGACGGCCGAACATGATAATCAGCACCAGTAATGCCATTGCAAACAATACGCCGTCGCTAGTCGCCGGCACAGTGACCAGTGGCACAGCATTAATAAACGTGCTTAATCCCGACTTTTCAAACCTGGTTAGTTCAGCCAGTTCGACGTTTACGTTTACCGTTGGCGCGTCTGTCGGGTGTGATTACATTGGTTTACATGGTTGTCGATTACCAGTTGGAACGGTGGTTACTGTATCCGCTGCGGGTTTTACTGATAGCTTTACAGTGACGGACAAAGAAAACCCGAATATCGTTTTTTATACTAATAATACGAGCATGGACAATATACAAGTATCGTTAGTTGGTGCAGGTACTAAGACTATTTCTTACGTGCAGGCAGGAACAGCAACCGTTGTGCCTTGGGGCACAAATGCGGGTCAGTCGCTTTATTACCTTGGCTACAATAGCAAAAACCGCACAAGCGTTGGTAGCCTAGGCTCACCGGTTTTACGCACACAAAACAAGGTCGCGCCAAAGTTACGACTAACAATTAAAAACGTGTTGAAAGCCTGGGCGCGTGATGATTTAAAGCAGATATTTAACCACTATCAAACGTATGGCGTATTGTCGATTTTAGATTATGAAAACGACGACAAGCCAGATGAAAGCGTTGCAGGGTTTAACCTTGATGGCGTTGATGTTAAAACACACAGCCAAACGCTTGAATTAGTTGATGTGTCAATGACATTGCAGGTGAGCGTATGAATTATCACTATTATATTGTCGAGCTTACTTTACCGCTTGTAAATGGCGCGTGTACGATTGACGGGAACGCCGGTTACGGTACGCCGTTAACGTGTGTCGACCAAGCCGACACATACACGACAACCGACTACACTTACAAGTTTTCAGATTCTAACCTGGTACTTGATGAAAGTGGTATTTTTCGTTGCATAAAATCAGTGAGCGAAACAACGCCAAAATTAAAAGCCGGTAACGGCGTTGCAAGTCGTGCAACGGCGACAATTCAATTGGTGGATTTTATCGGCGATCCAAATTTAACAAGCCCGGCATTAGTTGCAAATGCAGGTATTGCCAAGCAGGGTACTTTTTTTGGCAAGTTAAAAGCGCGAAATATCATCACAAACAAAGCGGTAAAAGTGAAGTATTACAAGCGTACAGATGTAGGTGATACGTTAGTGACGACGCACAATTATATTGCCACAGATTTAAAACAAGGTAACGCGGGCAATTGGTCGCTGATTTGTAAAGATGTGTTGTACAAAGCCGATGATACAAAAAGCCAGTTTCCAAAAATAAACGACAATTCATTAAATGGATCAATCAGCGCAACAGCCACAACAATAAACGTCAACGGCGGTTTATCCGAATGGGATGCAAATAAACACGTTGCAATCATTGGTGATGATATTTTAATGGTGACAAGTGTTGGCGCAAGTTCGTTAACCGTTACGCGCAGCAGCACAATCACGCTAGGGTCGCGCACCATTTACAACACGCCGTCAGAGCATAACAGCGGTGACGAAGTGTTTAGAGGGCGCAAGTTTGTCAATGCAAACGTATATGATGTAATTGAAGCGGTGTTATTGGATGCAGGGTTAACAGCAAGCCAAATCGACACAGCAGGTATGACAAGCGAGCTTGATGCCTGGTTGTCGTCGTTAGATAGCTCAATCGATTGTATTTTTTATGAAGCCAATGAAACCACCGGCGTGTTGGACGATATTTGCCAAACGTTTTTGATTGATATTTGGACAGATACCGCAGCCGGCAAAGTGACGTTAAAGGCAAATAGTCCCTGGACTGATTCGGTTGCAACGTTAAACGATGGTAAAGAAACCATTTACAACACGATGAAAATTGACGAACCAGAATCGTTGCAATACTCACGCGCGTTTATTCAATTTGATAAGCGTAAGCTAACAGCAAACGACGACGATGTAAGTTTTGCGCGTGGTGCGTTAGCGTTCAACGGTGCGTATGAGGGCGACTTATTTTACGGCGAAGAAAAGTTAAAGCGTTTGCCAAAGTCAATCATACTATCCAACAAAATAAACAACGTTGAAAGTGCAGAGCTAACAGCAAACCGATACGCGCAGCGTTTCAGCTATAGACCGAAAACGTTTAAATTTGATGTCGAAGAACAAAACCTTAATTTTGATTTAGCCGATGTGGTTGTCATTCAAACAGAAGATAATCAAGATTACAACGGCTTAAAAAAAGAGGGTGACAGGGCGCAAGTAACAGCCATCACGCCAAAATATAAAGACGGTCGATATTATGCGATTGAAGCCACAACATACAACCCGTTTGCCGGTGGTATAATTGGCGGAGACTTTACCGTTCCCGCCGGTACTGATGTTAAATTGTTTGTGATTGCAGGTGGGCCAAGTTCAGCGGATACATTCACGTTTATATTTGATGGTGAATACGGCCAAAACATTGAGGCGCAAACCGTCGCGGTTGGGTCATTTCCAAGCGGGTCGATAATTAATATCGTGCTTAAAAATGATGCGTTAATTACTGCGCGAGGCGGTAACGGTGGCAGCGGTGAAGATTCAGAACCAACAGGCCTTGATGGTACAGGCGGCACAGGTGGCGGAACAACGCTAGTGGGAACGTCAGGCGTAACAGTCAATATTTATTTAGGTGGTACGTTTGGCAGCCATACCGCAGAGGGCCGACTACATGCAGCAGGTGGCGGCGGTGGTGGGGGTCGTTCATCTTATACCGTTGTCGATCCAGGTGAGTTTTACGGCGTTGGCGGTGGTGGCGGTGCAGGTGGTGCAGGTTATCCAGTTGGCCAAGGTGGTATTGGTGGCGCAGGTGAGGGCGGCGGTTCAGATGGTGAAGATGGCACAGATGGAACGCGCACCACAGGCGGCACAGGCGGTTTAGGCGGCCGCACACCACATGGCGGTGACGGTGGCGATAGCGGCGACAATGGCGGTGCAGGTTATTACACAGCAGGAACAGCAGGTAAAGCATTGATTAAAAACGGCTCAACGGTTAATATATACACTAATGGCAATACGTCGCGTTTCGTGCAAGGCTCAGGCGACGCACCTGATATAATTAGCTAAGGATTAACATGGACAACAGTAGATTTGACCGCATTGAAAGCAAAATAGACAAATTAACCGATGCGGTGACGTCTATTGCAAGAGTCGAAGAAAAGATTTTAGCGTCTAATGACCGGCTCGACCGCGCAGAAACCAGGTTAGATAAAAACGAAAAAGATATTGAAGATGTGGCAATTTTAGCGCGTTCAAATAATGGCGTTGTAAAGTTCGCGGACAAACTTTTTTGGCTAGTGGTTGGTGTAGGTGGTTCACTCGTTGCATACTTTATCAAAGGTGAGCAATGAGCAAGCTAATTCAACAGCTTAAACGTCATGAGGGCCTACGCTTAAAACCGTATAAATGTACGATGGGCTTTGACACAATTGGCTATGGTCGCAATTTAGAAACCAACGGCATAAGTGAAGATGAAGCCGAAACGCTACTGGCTAATGATGTGTTTAAGGTGATGGAACAATTAGCGGATCGCGGTTTATTGCAAGACCATACAAAACCGCGTCAAGATGTATTAATTAACATGGCGTTTCAGTTGGGCGTATCGGGTCTGTTAAAATTTAAAAACATGATCGCCGCGTTAGACGACAAAGATTACAAACGCGCATCGGTTGAAATGCTCGATTCTAGATGGGCAAAGCAAACGCCAAACCGGGCGAATGAGTTAGCGAAACAAATGCGCGAGGGTGATTATTGTGGCGAATAGGCTAGTACAAAGAAACGCAAAAAAACTTGTCAACAAATTGGCAGGTGAATCAATGCAAGAGTATATTAATTTTATCACGTCAAACGGTAATAATTTTTTAACGAGCGACGGCAAACAATTTAAGGTAGCAAAACGATGAGACAATTGACAAGTGAAGAAGTAATTTACCGCACAAATAAAAACCCTAGCTTGTACCTTGTGCCAAGCACTGGCAGCGTTAACCTACAATTTAAATTGCCAAACGGCACTTGGGTTAACGACGGCGACGCGTATGTTCAAAGCGAGGCGGTCACGCTAAACAATGGTGATGTGCAATGGCGTGCAGTATTAAACGGCGCAGCGACAGCTTATATTGATGATTAATTTATTGATACCCGCCATCACTGGGTTACTTGATAAAGTTATCCCTGACAAAGACGAGCGCGAAAAGTTAGCGCACGAAATTGCGACGATGGCACAAAAGCAAGCGCATGAGTCAGTAATGGCCCAGGTTAAAGTCAACGAAGTGCAAGCAGCGCATAAATCATTATTTGTTGCAGGTGCGAGGCCCGCTATTATGTGGATATGCGCACTAGGCTTATTCTACGCGGTGTTTGCGCATCCAGTGTTAGATATATGGTTTAACATGCCAGAAGTTAATACCGATGTTTTAATGCCGGTCATGATGGGTTTGCTTGGCTTGGGTGGGATGCGCAGCTTTGAAAAATCCAAAGGTGTTGCAAGGGAAAAGTAATGGTTAAAAAGAAAACAGTTAAATTACCAACGCGCGGACAGCGCACAAAGACCAACAAGAAAAAACGTAAAAGTTCATAACTCCCATTTGCCCACATTTTTAGTGGGCTTTTTTTTGTGTAAAAAATACACTACAA